CAATGGCATCGGTCAGGTGCAGCCGTCCGGCGACAATGCGCCCCCGGTGCCCGGTCCACAGGTTGCCCAAGCGCCCCCGGCGGCTCAGCCCGCACCACCTGCACAGCCTGCACCAACCGCACCGCTAGCCCCGCAGGATGATCAGGTCCTCAAGCGGCTGACCCTGCTCGCGGCAAGCCCGGACAAGCCGACAGCAGCGGCGGCCGAAACCCGCCTCAAGAGCTATCTGGCCTCCAAAGAACCCACTACCGAGATGAAGAACGCGGCGGCAAGCGGCCAGAGCCTGCCAGAATACCAGGAATCACAGGCCGAGCAGGCTGCTAGCCAGGCCGGTCAGGTTGAACAGGCAAAGGCCTATGTCGCCAAATACGAGGCGATCGACGACGCTGGCACTAAGGCCATCCACGAGATTCCCAAGCTGCAGGTTGCCCTCAAGCAGATGGAAAGCCCAGATTTCTACTCGGGTATCGGCTCGAATTACGCGCTCGCCCTCAAGCGGGTAGCCGTGGCGCTCGGTGGTGATCCAAACAAGGCGGCGCCGCAGGAAATCGTGTCCAAGGTCATCGCCGACAGCGTCCTGAACGGCCTTGGCGCGCTGAAAGGCCTTGGCCCGATCCGGGTTGCCGAGATGAAGCTCGCCTCCACGGCGGCCATGTCGCCTGACAATTCCCCACAGACCAACCGGTTTCTCGCCAATGTTGCCATTCGCATTCAGCAACGCGCGGTCGAAGTGTCTGACTTGGCGCAGAATTACAAGAACGGCGTGCTTGATGTCGGTTTTGACAAGAAAGTCCGCGAGCTCGACAAGAAAAACCCGCTGATAACCCCGGATGAGGTGCAGCGGTTCCAGAACATCATCGACGGCAAGGAAAAGGGCGCCGCTGGGGCCAAGCCGCCGCCTGTTCCTGGCGCGCGCCAGGCTCCTGATGGCAATTTCTACGTGCCTGATCCAAATCGCCAAGGCAAATATCTGAAGGTAGTGCAGTAATGCCTTCCTTCGAAGCGGTCGACCATGATCCGTTTGCTGGCGGCGAGGCGCCTTACCGTGGCTCGAACCTCGGGCCGTTGCAGCCAAAGCTTGAGGCTGTCGACCATGATCCGTTCGCCGAGTCTGCTGGAGATGGTGCCATTGGCCTTGCAAAGGCCGCTGGTGTGGGTATCGCAAAGGGCGCCATCGGCATAGGCGGCATGCTCGGCGATATCCAGGACCTCGCGCGGAAGGGTGGAGACTGGATTGAGAGCAAACTTCCGGCGCCTGATCCGGAGTCGTTGAGGCTGGCCGAGCGCTACGGCAGCCGCGGCGACATTGCGCCAGCGCTGCCAAGCTCGGCCGATATCCAGTCCCAGGTCGAGAAGGTAACCGGCCCGTTCCGCAAGCCGCAGAACCAGAACGAAGAAGACGCCCAGACCTTCGGCGAGTTCATGCCGGCGGCGCTGGCTGGTCCCGGCGGGATAGCCCGCAAGATCATCACACAGGACGCGATCCCCGCGGCAGCCGCGGTAGTTGCCGGCCGCTTCACTGACCAGAACCCGTATGTGAAGGCTTTGGCTGGTCTAGTCGGCGGTGTCGGAGCCGCCACGGCGTTGCGACCAGGGCAGGCAGCAGAAACTCTGCGCCGGCAATTGCCTGACTTCGTTACCGAGGCCCACATCAACCGGGCCGGTAACCTGATCGAGGCGGCGCAACAGCGCGGGATCAACCTGACTTGGCCGGAAGCGCTGAGCAAGGTCACAGGGCAACCTGTCCTGACTGATGTTCAGAGGGTGCTGGAGAGCCACCCGAAAAGCCGCACCGAGATGCAAACCTACATGGCGGATCGGCCGGCCCAGGTAGAGGGGGCTGCTCGAGATGCCTTTGATCAGCTAGGATCGCAGCATCCGACGCCGTCAATGATAGGGCCTGAGGCCAGCGCAGAAGCGACTGGCGTACTCGACAACGTCCGCGGCCGCATCAACGCGGCATCGGACCCTTACTATAAGAACGCCGAGGCGCAGCTGTTCACGCCGCAAGAATTCGCCCACATCAAGACAATTCCCGGCTATCAGGATGCGCTGGATGCAGTGCGGAACAACCCGCACATCAACTGGCGGGTCACGCACCTTCCGGACAACAGCGTTGGAGTTTTGAACGAGGTCAAGAAGCAGTTTGATCAGGCGGCCGAAAATGCAGCATCAAAGTTCAACCCGTCCAAAAACAAACAAGTGCAGTCCTCGAATGAGATGGCCGCTTCGGCTGCAAAGCAAATCGGTATCTATAAATCAGCCGACTACGAAACTGCTCTGGAGATACAGAAGCAGGGAAGGGAACAGTTTCTTGAGCCTCTGGTGAAGGGACCGCTGGGTCAACTGGCGAGGAAAGACCCAACCACCAAGCGCGCCGTTGAAGCACTGTTCCCGACTAGCCCGGTTCCTGGATCTGAGGGAGAGGTCAGGAACGCGGTCTATGCCATCGCTCAGCGCCGGCCGGCCGTGGCCGAGCAGTTGGTTCGCGCTCATGCTGAGATGGTCTTCAACTCCGCGATCAAGAACCTGCAGGGCGGCGCAAACCAGTACGGCGGTGCCAAGTTCGCGGTTCGGATTGCCGGCGATCCGCAGCAGCGCGCCAATCTGAAAGCGGCGGTTGAGGCCCTCCCGAACGGAAGGGCTCGATGGGCAGGCTTTGAGAACCTGTTGGACATACTCGAGGCCACCGGAACGCGGCAAACGAAGGGCTCTCTGACTTCATTCAACTCGCAGGAATTGAAGGCGATGGAAGGCGGCGGATTGACTGCATTGGCAGCCACCGCGGCGAGTCCCGGCAAGTGGTGGACCTTCGCCAACGACAAGTACAAGTCATGGTCGCTTGGGCATAACCTCGATCAGCTTGCGCGGATCATCACCAATCCCGACGCTGGCCCGGCTCTGATGACCATCAGCCGTCTCCCAGTGGGCGCCGCACGATCGCAGGCGGTCGCTGGACGGCTGATATTGCAACTTGGATCTTCGACGACCGAACAGAGATCCAAGCCGAACTAAACCCCATGTCGCGATGAAAGCGGCGCCGACTCCGATGACTCCGACGACATATCCGTTCGGCGTCCATTGCCAGCAAATGTTGCTGCACATTACAGCAGCGACGATCGAAATCTGAAACAGCTTCCACATCAGGAAATCTCTCAATGGCCGGTGTTGTACCAGGGTTCTCCCTGACGACGCAATTCGATCAGCATGGGAAACCGCTGCCGGGGTGCAAACTATACGTCATCCAGGCGGGAACCGTCAGCACTCCGCAGATCGCGTACCAGGATTCTGCGCTCACGATCCCGTCGCCCGGCGGCAGCCAGCTGACGGGCGACGCATTCGGCCGTCTGCCGCAGTTTTTCCTGGCAGACGGAAGCATCAAGTTCCGGCTCACCGACTCAGAGGGCAGCACGGTATTTACGCAGGACGGCCTGCTGGTTGTCGGCGCTTCGTCCGGCGGCGGTGGCGGCTCGCCGGTTGATCCGACATCCATTATTGCAACGGGCGACATTAAGGTCCGGTACGGAACCGGGGTGCTGACCGGCTTCGTGCGTGCCAATGCCAGGAGCATCGGCTCGGCGACCTCCGGCGCCACCGAGCGCGCCAATGCCGATTGTCAGGCTCTATTCGAATACCTGTGGACGACAGACGCAAACCTTGCCGTCTCCACCGGGCGCGGTGTTTCCGCAAACGCGGACTGGGTTGCGAACAAGAAGCTGACCTTGCCGGATTGGCGGGGCAGGGCGATCGCCGGCCTTGGCGATATGGGCAACACGCCCACCACCGCGCTGCTGTCGGCATATTTCGGTGCTGATCCCACGGTGCTCGGCACAGCCGGCGGTAACCAGGGTGCGGCGCTGATCGCGTCAAACCTGCCGGCGCACACGCACGGCGGATCGGGCACCACAGGAAACGAGAACGCCAATCATACCCATGCAGGGTCCGGCACAACGGGTAACCAGAACCTCAATCACACCCACTCTGGAACAACCGGCAACGAGAACGCAGATCACACTCATGTCGTGTCGGGGACGACGGCGGCCGAAACGCAGAACCATACCCACACCATCGGAGCAGGGGTTGTTTACACGGCTGGCGGTGGTCCATCGGGCATCACGGCATCTGGAGTATCCGCCGGAGCATCGAGCAACGCCGTTGTGACCGGCGTTCAGAGCGCCAACCACAATCATACCTTTAGCGCCACCAGCGGCGGCATCAGCGCCAACCACCAGCACGCATTCACGAGCGGAGTCGAAAGCGCCAACCACCAGCACGCCTATTCCTTCACGACTGCGATTGAAAACGCGTCGCATGGACACGCCTATTCCTTCACGACGGACAGCGGCCCCGGTTCGAGCACACCGTTTGCTGTGGTGACGCCGAGCATGGTCACGACAATTTACCTCAAGCTTTGAGAGGTTCGAAATGTTCACTGGGCAAGTCGAGGTCATATCCAATAAGGCGACTTGGGTTTCAGATTTCGAGCAATTCGTTAATGAGGACGACAACAACGCTGTTTTGAACATCCTAAATCCTGATATTGGCTTCGACTGCTCCGTCTACATCAAGACCGAGAGCGGCCATCAGCTTGTGACGGGGTCGATCGCCGACGGGAAAGTTATCGCATCCGCAAGCGATGTCATCGATGAGCCGGGCATTCAGTGGGTCTTCAGCAAGGACGATCTGAGCGTGCTTTGCGCTGGGACTTACCTCTGTGGCGTCAAGGTCACTGCAAACAATCAGATAAGCGATGTCATCTTGGGATCAATTGCCGTGATCGAGGGAAACTGATGAAACTCAAACTTCGATCGCGGGTCAAATTCCTGGCGTCCATTTTCGACGGACTTGGAACTCTGGTCAGGAAAGATGGTCTAGCGGCCTATGTCGATCTCGACTACACGAGATTTTCATCGCTGAACGTCGCCACCAATCCAGCGCTGACGGTGGTTCTTGCCTGGGACGGGACATCGTTCTTCACGCTGCCAGTTAGCGGAGTTGCCGCGAGTAAGCAATACAAGACCGTCGCGGCATCCGGCGCTTATACCGCGCTGCCAACTGATGACGTGATTATTGCAACAGTGCCTCCGCTCACCGTCAACGTCGATTGGTCGTCACGGTTCAAGTCGCTCACGGTCGTTGACGGCAGCGGTGGAGCGTCCACCAACAACATCACGATTGTTCCCGCCGCCGGGCAGACGCAGCTTGCGATCGTCGACTACCACGTGATCATCGACGGAAACGGCGCATCTGTCACGCTGACACCTTTGCCTGCCGGTACCGGCGCTTACTGAAAACCAAGGAAACATGACATGAAGCTTCGCGGTATTCTCGCGTTGATGCTGGCGCTTGCCGGCTCTTCTGCGCTGGCACAGGTCCAGCCTGGCACCTCGCCGCTGTCGGGTCCAAAGGGAGGCACCAACAACGCCTTCATGCAGTTTTCGGGGCCTGCAACCTCGCTCAAGACCTATACGCTGCCGAACGTCACCGGCACGCTGGCGATGCTGTCGCAGATTCAGACCTGGACCGGTGCGCAGACGTTCTCAGGAGGAATCAATAGCGCCTCGATCGCGCCGATTACCGACAGCACCACGGGGCTGCGCATCAACAACCAGGCGCAGACCCACAACATCGTCACGATCGACAGCACGAATTTCCGGGTCGGCATCAACAAAACGCCGGGCGCGTTTGACCTTGATGTAGCCGGTTTAACCAACTTCTCCGGTGCCGTGACGTTTGCCGCGGGCGGCTCGCTGGTCGGGACGTTCTCTGGGACGCCGACGTTTTCCGGGGCTAATTTTCTGACGCTAGCCAACCTGCCTCAATCGACCGCGGGGGCGCAGTTCCTGGGCGTGTCCGGCGCATCGCTCGGGAACTATGCTCCGTTCACCCTTGCCAGCCTGTCAAATCTCGCATCGCCAAACGCGACGCTGGATCTACTTCCGATCGTCGATCACAATACCGGGACGATCAAGAACGTCTCGCCAAGCGCGCTCGGGGCGGCTGGCGCAGTGTCTACCGTCAACGTCCAGGGCGGCGCACTTGTGCTGTGGCCATACCCGGAAGGACGGTTGACGCTGACCTCTGGCACGCCGGTTATGGCAACCTCTGTCTCTGCAGCCACGACGGTCTATTACACCGGGTACGCCGGGAAGAACGTGCCGATCTACAACGGAACCGCCGTTGCGGTCTATCAGATATGCGCAGCCAACACTGCAGGAGCCTGCGAGCAGTCGGTAGTTCTCGGTTCGAACTGGGTCACGAACCTCAACTATGACTTTTTCGAGGGCCTAAATGGTGGCGTTCCTACGCTATGCACGGGTCCCGCTTGGACCAGCGGCGCGGTCGGAGGTTCGGATACCGCCCGAGGTACTGGCGCCGGCTCGACTGAGTTGCAGCAATTCGATGGCCTCAACACTAACAAGAATTCTATGACATGTAGGTATAACAACACGTCAGGAGCATTCACCTGCGCGGCGAATCAGTGCACCTATCTTGGTACGATGCGAACGGGCTCTACCGGGCAGACTAATTTCATCTATGGCGCATCGGCCGCGGGCGGCACGCCGGGATTGTTTGGTCTGTGGAACGCCTATAACAGGATCAGCGTCAAAACCACCGTCACTGATAGCACCGCGTCTTGGACTTATTCGTCTGCCACGATTCGATCTATGGACAACAGCGCAGGTAACCGAGTTTCGTTTGTCATGGGGTTGGCAGAGGATGGGATTTCGACAAAACTTCAAGCGCGCGTCGCTGAGCCTGTGACTGGAATTTTCAAAATAGGTATGGCGCTGGATGCAACGAATGCATTAGATAAGCAAGCGCTGATTGCCGCGCCAGCTGCAGCTGCGTATAATGCACCTCTTAGCGTTGGGAACGACTATAATCCTCAACTCGGGTTTCACTTCATTCAGGCAACAGAGCAGGGAGATGGGTCAATCACCGGTACTCTGAACGGAGGGGTTGATCAGAGTTTCATTGCCGAGTTGTCGATGTAACACATCATGATGAAATTACGCTTCATTGTTGTTTTCCTCTTCCTGTGTGGATCTGCCTTTGCGCAAAGGGGATCATCTCCGGTTGACCCATATTTTTTGCCGCCGATAGCGCCACAGGGCGGTATCGTCAATCTCATAAATCAGAACACAAACGCGGTAGCTCTGCGATCGTCGCAGACGGTAAGCTCATCTGTTAGGAATCTGATCATCGTCGGAGCTGGTCAGTCCAACATGGCTAACAGCCCGCAGGCATCTACCTACACGCCAACTAATCCAACAGCGCTTGACCAATTCAACATAATGGACGGCGGCATCTATGCTGCGGCCGACCCATTGCTTGGTACGTCGCTCAATAGCGGCGGCGGGAATCCGCTTCTGAGATTGGGCGATAATCTGGTTACGGCCGGGTTGTTTGACCGTGTCATCCTGGCGTCGATAGCGGTCGATGGCACGGCTGTTGCTGAGTGGGATACAGGCACCTATTCGACCAGACTTCCAGTGCTGTTTCGACGATTGTCCGCTAAGGGGTTGGTGGCAGGAACCAACGTCACGGTTATCGTGCTCTGGGGTCAGGGCGAGACTGACACGACAAACGGAACCTCCCAAGCCGCATATACCGCAAGTTTGAACAATGTCATTGCAGCGACCCGCACTGCGGGGTTTAACGGGACGTGGTTCGTCGCAAGTCAGAGTTACAACACCGGGTCAACATCGTCTAATGTAACCAATGCACAGGCTGCGGTGGTCAACCATGGTGCTGGAGTCTGGGCGGGTCCGAATGCCGACGCGATCATAGGGACCACCTGCGGGGGCCTTACCTGCCGGCCGGACAATCTGCATTTCGGAAACAACGGGATGCCGGTGTATGTGGGCTCCGCGTCTGGGTGGCAGTTTGCCCTACATGCGTTTGGAGCACCATTCTAAACACCACCGCCATGCTCGTGCGATGTCCGCCGCATACATCTTGAGTTCATCCCAACCAGTCTCTGGGAGTGGCGGGAGACCGTGTCGGCGGCGTTCCTCATTCGTCCGTTGATCGAGCCACGCCTGTTCCTGTCTGGTCAGTCCTCCGAACATGACTTTGCTCCCTCCGTAAGAGGGCGAAACCTACCCACGCAACCCTACCTCGTAAAGCCACCAAGCCGCCTCAGGGCGGCTTTTTTCATGGGAAATTTATGACCGACCTGATTGCGCTCAAAGCGGCGAACACCCGGCGCTGGGCGAATGCTAAATTGACGCGCGGCCCGGAATTCGGACCCGTTGCTAAGCGTCTGGTTGCCGCCAAGCAGCGCTATGTGACCGTGCAAAATAGGACAGGAGTCCCATGGTTCTTTATCGCTGTCACCCACGAGCGTGAGTCCTCGCAGAACTTCAACGGCCAGCTCGGGCAGGGCGATCCGCTGCATTCGGTCTCGGTGCATGTGCCGGCCGGCCGCGGCCCGTTCGCAACCTGGGAGGACAGCGCCGTTGATGCGCTGGTGAACTGCAACCCGTTCTCGTCCAGAAATAAGGACTGGTCGGCTGGCAGCCTGCTAACGGAACTCGAAAGGTATAATGGCCTAGCATATGCGAACGCCGGCCGACCTTCTCCATATGTGTGGTCTGGCACAGATCAATATTCTATCGGAAAGATCATCGTTGACCATGGGCCGATTGAGCCTGTGGTCGATCAACAGCTCGGGTGCGCCGGGCTGCTCATGGCGATGATGCTGATTGATCCGAGTATCACGTTCACCGGGGCACCGCGCGTCATTCTTCCGACTGCGCCAAAGCCGCCACCACCCGACATACCGAAGCCTACCCCTCCAGTAGCCAAGACCGGCTTCTGGGCATCACTCCTCGCAATTTTCACAAGGAAGGTCTGAAAATGGAAGTCTGGATGCTGATTGCTGCCTTTGCCGGCGGCTATGTTGGATCGATCTATTCGTGGCCATGGATCCGGGCGAAGGCCCTCGGCGCCGAGAATGAGGCGACCAAGCTCCGAGATCGGGCCTCAGCCGTGCTCAATGCGGCCAGGGGGCTATAATGGACTGGTCAGCCCTTGTTCCCCTCCTTGCCAGTTCCGCGCCGACGATCGGCGGCCTGCTCGGCGGGTTCATCCCGTTTCCGGGCGGTGCCATCCTCGGCAAGATGGCCGGCAGCATGCTTGCCGAGGCGCTGGGCGTGCCTCCGACGCCCGAGGCCGTACACACTGCCATCACCACTGGAGACCCCGCCACGGTCGCCACAGCCCTATCCGCCGCCGATGCCAAGATGCAGACCGAGGTGGACAAGTTCAAGGCCCAGCTCGAGGACGTTCAGGACGCACGCGCTACCACGGTGCAATACGTCAAGTCAGGTTCCAGCCTATCGCTTGGCGCCGTCGTGGTGTCGGTTATCGTGATGGTTGGCTTCGTCGCAATCTCGTTCATGGCGATGAAGCCGGATCTCGCCGGCGTCGATCACAGCGTGGTGCTATATCTGCTCGGCGCCTGGCAGGGCCTCGCAACTGCAGCTGTGACGTTCTGGATCGGATCGAGCGCAGGATCTGTCGATAAGTCCGATCAGATCGCAGCGATGGCCGGCACCGCCGCTAACGTAGCAAAGGCTGCCGCGGCTCCGAAGAAGAAATAAGCGGCCCGAGCTGGCGCTCGAACGTCAGCCCGGACCTGACTACCACAGGAAGGATTGCATTCCTAATGATAGCTGTCGAGCATTCCACACCATTTCCGAGGTCGCATGTGTGCAGCGGCACACACCCGCTCAAATTTAATCGGGTAGCGACAAACCCGCCACAGATTGGTCAGGGCAGATGTCCGACTTGGGAATCAGCATGATCATCGAGCAAACCATAACTTACGGAAATCTGGTCGAAATTTTCGCAATCGTATCAGGAGGTGTAACGGTCTTTGCGACCCTGAAAAGCACGGTGGCGAACGTTAAGACCGAAGTTGCTGCCATGCAGGTCGAGATCAAAAAGCTAGGGGAAATCCTAGTTGCGCAGGCTGATATCCGTGGTGAGCTCAAAGGCCTTGGCGCCCGGGCCGACCGGAATGAGCAGGATATCCGGGATCTCCAGCACGCCGGCATCAGGAATGGGAGCTACACCCGCAGCATCGACGGGGAGTATCCCCGATGATGCTGGATAGCGAGCGCGCCGAGCAGGAGCGACTTAACCGTCAGAGGAAACAGGCCACGCTAATAGCGATCGTAGGCATCATTTTGGCGCTGGTGTTGGGCGTCCTGATGGGATCAGGGGGCTTCCATGGCATCCGATGACGACAAGAACTTCTCCGACGCGATGAGTAGCCGGATAACCTGGGTACTGGCCGCCGCAATCGTCATACTGATCTTCATGCCGTGGAAGTCGTTTGGCCGCGACCTCGGCCAGTGGGGCGAATCGACTCCAGAAATCCGTCAATGGTACCGATCTCTGATGCAGCCCGACAAACCGGCCGTGCCGTGCTGCGGCGAGGCTGACGGGTATTTCGCCGATGCCATCGTCCGAGGTGGCAAGACGATTGCCGTGATCGTGGACGACCGGCCGGACGAACCGCTGCGCCGGCATCATGTCCAGATCGGGACGGAGATCGAGGTTCCGAACTACAAGTTGAAATGGGACGCTGGGAATCCGACCGGGCACGCGGTGATATTCCTGACGGTCAACAACGATGTTTATTGCTTCGTTCAAGGAACATTGAGTTAGCTGCGCGCTCCTTGCCCAGAAGTGCTGACCTGAATCCAGTGCGGCCAGTCTTCGCCTCGACAATTGCCCTTCCATGGGCACCATTTGCACTGACAGCCCTCTCGGTATTCCCATCGATACCCTGGCCGATCTGGCGGCGGCTTTGATGGGTCGATCACTCTCGCGCCTTTCGCTTAGCAGAATCAGTCTTTGACGGTCCATACTTGACCGCATTTGCAATACCAGCCGTGCCGCTTGAATCCGACAAAGCGACGCTGACTTTTCCAGTGGAACAGGTAGCACCAAATCCGCTTCATGCTCGGATTCCTGTTTAAGAGTGTGGTCCGGACTTTCTTCCACGCACGCCGGACCAGGGCGCGCTCGCTGCATCGAGGTATAGGGCAGAGGGGTTCAACAAACCTCACCTTTTTGTCGATGCATGAAGGTCGTGATGTCTGCTCAAGAGCTCCGAACCTATCTGATGTTCGAAAGAGGGCTATTCAGGATTCCAGGCGGTTCGACGATATGGCTGATGTGGCCTCCATCTGGGATGTTGGGCAAATCAAGAATGTTGCGCCACTCGCCTCCGACTTCAACTCTGACAACGATCCTGCCAGCGTTGGCATCGAGCCAAACACCTTGGATCAAGACGGGTTCGTTCATCGATTTGCGCAATATATGATCGGATCTCTGAGACATCGTTCGTCCTCCTTGGTGTTCGGTCAGGATCGCGCCATGCGGTTTCGCTGCTTATTCAGTTCCTTGGCCGCGGTAGAACTGATCTTGCAAAGCCCCTCCACAAAGCCGTTGTCATAGCCCGTGCGGTATGCTTTGCCCGTCGTGTCATCGATGTAGCTTTTGAGAAGCTGGATCTGGCGGGCGCTCATGCCCTTCAGGATGGCATCCGATGGCACACCCCAAACCGAAAACATATCCGCTTTTCTAGCCACTGGCGCGCTCTCCATTCGAGATTGGTGATGGGTCAACCGGAACCTTGCCATTCTCCGAACAAAACGGATGGCTAAATTCGCAACCACAACACCACTTACCAGGTCGCTCGCATTCCTCGATCTGATCAAAGCTCGACCATCGACCTTGGAAATGCCTGATGCGGTGCCATCGCTGCTCGTTCATGCCCGTCTCCTACCTACGAAATGCGCGATGAGCCGCCACCAGGCAGCTATGCTTATGATTATCGCGCAAAGTCCCCATATCTGAATTACCATATCCACGTGGTGCCTACTGATCATCGCTGAGAACCGGGTCGGTACGACGCCGGACGGTCGCTATAATTCCACCATCGGCAATCCGCAGGCCATGACAGCCTGTTCGATGCCACCAACCGAAACCGGACGAACGACAGCCGTGTCTCAGGCCGCCTTACCTTCGGCTCAGCATAGTAGGCGTATCGTGAAGGCTTACGGCGCTTCATGGTTCATGGTGTCCTTGCCGCAGCGACGCAGTGCGGGCCGCGCGCTCCTCCGGGCTATCAATCGTCATGGTATAGCTGCAACACTTCGGCCAGCCGCTTTCCATGCAGTCGCCGCTATCGATCATCATGGTATGACCGCAGACGGTGCACCAGACGCGGCCTCGGGCGAGCTGCGGAACTTCCTTGATCAAGCCCATCACGACTCCTCTGCATTCAGAGTGAACGGCCGAGCGACTCGGCGATTCCACATGCTACGAAGTGTAGTCACGCGGTCGCGATAGCCATTACCCGAGTGATGCGGGTTTAGTTCGCGGTCAGTTTGCTCAAACCAGCCATCGGCTACGATACAGACGCGAGACCGGCAGTGCGAACTGGAGCACACAATCACCCACTGATAGCCGCCCCACGAATCAGGGTCTTTCTGCGGTTCGCACAGGATCGCGTAGTGTCCGCAGTGCGGGCATGGTTCCAGCGTGAACTTATTACCCGTCCGCGCTTCGGCGCAGATGACCGCCTCATCGGCGCGCTGAAATTCGTGTTTCATCGTTCTTCCTCGGTGAAGGGCTGAGAGTGCTAGGCTGCCTCGATCGAAATTATCGCAAGCGAGGGAAGGGCTAATCCCCACCACGCCCGCAACTCCTGTTCGCTTTTGTAGCCCCGTTGGATGGTCGATCGGATGCCAACAGAACCAAAATATGTCACCTTGAACTCGGTCATTTCACATCCTCCGGGTTGAGCTTCAGCTTGACGCATAGACGCAAGAGCTTGGCGACGCTTTCGGGTATCGCAGACTCGCCCAACACCCATCGCCGCGATGTCCTCTCGTCTACCCCCAGGAACGCCCCGGCGGCTCGCTGGGACAATCCTAGGGCCTCTATGGCTGCGGCGTATTGCTTCGGGTTCATCACCCTCACCCCTTTCGGGGGAGGGGAGGGAGGTTGAGTTCTTTGAGTGTCTCATCTGACGGCCGGCACTTGGTTAGGGAGACTGATATTCCGCTGTATTTTCCGTCGATGTGGAGGTGAGCCCGGGTCCGTGCGATTTGCCATTCCTTGGTCATTTGCTTGCTCCGGTTCTGATGTCCCTTACTAGGGCAAATCAGCCTAGGGCACAATAGCCTTATTATCACACTTTGTTACAACCACCATCAGCGGTGATGCGTTGGCAGTGTCAGTGAAGCGCGGCGATGGCGTTGAAGATCAGCTTGTCGGCGGCCTTGTTGTCGACGGACTCTAGAAAGCCCTCGCTGTCTAAATTCCCCTTGACGAGACCAGCCGTAAGAAGAGGCTTATATAGATCAAACTCCCAATCGCTGTTCCCAAACGGGCGCTTGCCGCTGAATCCCTCGCCCTCCCGCCAAACCTCCGAAAGCAACGCGATCAGGTATTCTTTGATCGTTCCTGCATCCGCGTCGTTGTCGCCCATCGGCAAATTCAGTATTTCGGCGCCCGTCATCTTCATCTCCCTGCCGCCCTCAGCGGCTGTTGCATCGCAATTGACTGACTTTTCGTGGTGGCGTAAGTGGTAAAATCTCCATAGCAGCAAGTGATCAGTGCAGCTCCTTGCGGAGCTTTTCGAGCCGGGCCAGTTCGCGGGCGATGTTCGCCGCGAGTTTCCCTTGATCCTGAGAGGCGATCGGATTGGCGTAGTTCTCCGTCATCTCGAGCAGATTGTGGGCGGCATAGCCGATCGGCGTTTCGGCTCCGTGGGTCAGCGCAAGCTTCTTCAGTCCCGACCGGATCTCGGAGAACGTGGTCATTGGTGAAACAGATACGGAACTGATATACTCGTGTTTTCCCGGTTCGTTCATGTCGAAAGCCTCTTTCGTATGCTGAAATATCAAGTACTTAGCTTTCACATCATTCTGGCCTGGAAGCAAGCTGGTCTTGAAACTATTACACAAAATACCTGAATAACTGTTCCGTGGAACAGTTATATATTCGCCGCAGCCTCCTGATGGTCTGGCGAATGGTGTCCGTACACCCTCTCAAGCGTCTTGACGGTCATGCCGAGGAAGCCGGCGGCCTCCCAGATCGGAACGCCTTTCTGCATCATCCACGTCGCGCGGGTGTGGCGCAGCGTGTGCCGGGTGACGCCTGGCAGGCCGGCGGCCTTGATGATCTTCGCCCATGATCCGTGCGGATTGCTGACCTGGCGCGCGCCTGGGTGCCATGAGTCTGCGAAGTGGCAGACGATCTGCTCGGCCCCGTCCAGACGCTTCCAGCGCCTCAGGTGCGCCGTGATGCGCCAGCCGAGCCGAACCCGCGGTGACTTCTTTTTCTTGTCCTCGGCCTTCCCGCGTGGCCGCCGCAGCATCATGCCGGCATCGAGGTCGATCTGATCCCAGCGCAGGCTGAGCAGCACGCCAGGCCTCGATCCGGTGTATAGCCCCAGCAGGATCATCCGGCGCATGTGCTGGTAGCGCCGAGCCGCCCAGAGCAGGCGCGCGGCCTCCGACCGGGTCAGCCAGCGTTCTTTCGGGCCGTTCAATTCAGGCTTCCAGAATAGCGGCAGCGAGTCGAGTGGGCCGTACTCCTCATGCCAATATTTGACCGAGGCCTTGAGCACCTTCAGATCAGCCCACGCCCCGGCCGGCGTCTTGGTCTTGATGTAGGCCTTGCAACTCTTGACGCCGACGTCGGCCACGCGCTTGTCGCCCCACCACTTGAGCAGGTTGGTAATGTTGTAACCGATGTTGCGGGCGCTCGGCTTATCCGGCGCGACCTCGCTGCCATATGCGGCCAGCACTTCGGCGATCATGGGTGAACTCGACGGGGTAGGGCGGTGCTTCTTCCCAAGATATTTCTCGAGGAATTTTTCAGCTTTAACGCGCTCTCGTTCGCGGCAGCCAGTGCGGACGATGAGCGCTCCGTCTCGGACGATCCAGTCACCTCGCGTCGTATCGAGGTAAAGTCTTGGCCCTTTTGCTCTACGCGGCATTGCTGGATCATTTCCTTAACGTCGCCTGGGGTGGTGTAGAATCGTCGGCCGATCTTGTAAATCACGAGCCGGCCGCGGTCGGCCTCTGAGC